AATAAATTGAATAATTACTCCTGGTTTAGAGGAGATTTGAAGTTGAAAATTCAGATGACAGCATCACCGTTTTATTATGGTAAAATGTTATTGTCGTATCAACCATTACCTTCTTTCACACCTTCCACAATTGTTGCTGATTCAGGCACTAGATACTTTATACCTGTCTCACAACGTCCTAGATTAGTTTTGATCCCAGGAGAATCTGATTCCTACGAGATGACCATTCCCTTTATCTATCCAGCTAACTGGTTGAATATTCAATCTTCAGCGGATGTAGCGGCCATGGGCACATTATTTTACTATATTTACTCGGAATTACAGAGTGCTAATGGAGTTACTGGTACTGGTATAACCATCACTGCTTATGCATGGGTTGAAAATATCCAGTTATCTGGAGCCTCCGTGGGCTACGCTATGCAATCCGATGAGTATGGTGATGGTTGTGTTTCTAAACCTGCTTCGTGGGTGGCCAAAGCCGCAACTTATTTTGAGGATATTCCTGTGCTCGGACCATTTGCTACAGCCACTCGTATAGGCGCTGGCGCAGTTAGTGCTATAGCGTCTCTTTTCGGTTTCACAAATGTGCCTGTTATAGCGGACACAAACCCTATGAGACAAGAATCGTTTCCAAAACTTGCCACATCTGAAATAGGTTATCCTGTTGAAAAATTGACTTTAGATCCTAAGAATGAGCTATCCGTTGATCCTAGAATTGTAGGTCTGCCATCCGGGACAGATGAAATGGCTATATCCCATATAGTGGGGCGCGAGAGCTGGCTAACTAAAATTGAATGGTCGACTGCTGATTCAGTGGACGCCATATTATTCTATTCTCGTGTCAATCCATTATTATATGATAATGACGGAGCAACCCAAGCCAAATTGTATATGACCCCATCTGCTTTTGTGTCAAACATGTTTGATGCATGGCGAGGGGACATTATATTTCGCTTCCACATTATTGCTTCTAAGTTTCATAAGGGGAAATTATTGATAAATTTTGATCCCACAGGTTATACAGCAGCAAACATTGGTAATACAACTTCGATTAGTAACGTTGTGTTCACACAAATTGTGGATATTGGAGAAACGCATGATGTTGAATTTAGGGTTCCATATCAAATGGCTACTCAATTTTTAACCATTAGACCTAGTCTGACAGCTGTTAATAAGGGATGGGCTGTTCGCACAGCTGTACCATCACCTTATCCACCTAGCTTGTTGTATGACAATGGGTTCTTGACTATGCGTGTATTGAACGTCCTAACAGCGCCAGTTGCATCTTCTAATATTGACATCCACGTTTATGTACGTGGTGCTGAAAATTTAGAATTTGCAAATCCCTGTGAAATCGACACCAACCACAATATGAGTGTGTACGCACCACAATCTGAATTAGGTGAGCTTCCACACGCAGACAATATGCAACTATCCAAAACTAAGAAGCAAGCTGACAATCAATATCTAGTTCATTTTGGTGAGAACATCAAATCGCTGAGAACATTATTACATAGATATACTCTACATACTGTAGAGCCACTATATCCAAGTACATCTGCTGGGCAATTATCTACAATGTATAAGAACTTTTTAAAAATGCCCTTTACATATGGTTTTTGCAATATTGGTTACTCTGCGGTGAACAAAATTGTTGGTGCTGGCACCGCCAATTTTAATTACTGCAATATGACACCAATATCTTACGCCTCGTTAGCATTTTTGTGCTATAGAGGTTCAACCAATTGGACTTTTGATGTATCCAATCCCACACCTGCTAAACATTTGCGAGTTATCAAAGATAACATTCGCGGATATACCGCAGGCTTAGGTGCGAGTAGTAATCAAGGCACAACTCAAAGTAAATTGTGTTACACTAGTCTGCGTAACAATGGTAGCGCAGGTCAAGCTTTGATCAATCAGGTCACACAGTCGGGGATCAATGTATCTTGTCCCAATATGAGTATATTCAAATTTCAGTCCACATCTACCTTCAATGCCAATCAAGGCCAAGCGTATGATGGGTCAGTGTTGGATGCATTCACACTAGAGTTGGATAGCACTTATCCCTCTACTGTTGATACCACGCCATACTTGGTTTACTCCCATGTGGCTGCGGGCGTTGACTTTAGCTTACACTACTTCGTAAATGTGCCAACATTTTACCTATATAGTACCATTCCGACACCGACGTAGTCAACAAATAACCCATTCTCCAGGGTCAAGTGGAGACACTAAGGTTGGAATCACCTTAACCATGTTTAGTTGGTGAATACTAAACGCAAAAGGTAAAGCAGAATCCTTTTCCCTCTTATATTTGTAGGGATATTTAAAGGACTGGGCGGACGGGTCGCCACCTCTCGCATAGCGAGTTTCACCCGGCAATACGTGTATACGGCTCTTATAGAGATTTTATGTAGTCACGGTTTGCCGTGATGAAACTTTTGCTCTACA